CGGCTTGATCTGCGGTGGGTAAACCCCACTCTTGTTATCTTTACATGAGGTTAGAAACGCCAACCATTCTGTAGTAGATATTTTTGTTAGCGAAAGCAATCGTTCCGTCAGCGGCTGTAGTAGCGAATGGGTTAGCAACAACACCATAACGCGTTTTAAAGCCTACTTTAGGTTGGAAAGTATTCTCGCCAACTGCACGAACCATTTGGAGCGGTACATATGGGCAGTAGAACAGGCCGGCGTCAAATGCGCTTGAACCTTTGTAGCCTACTGTGAAGTACTGCTTGCCAGAAGCTGAGCTGAAGTATGGATCGATGTAAACTTTAACACGACCATTCAGGACACCAGCAAAGGTGTTGCCTGTATCATCAACATTCAGGTTCGAAGACAGAGCTGGAGTGTAATCCAGAACGCCAGCCATTTGAAGGGCACTTGCAACATCTGAAGAAGTAATCAGGATGTTACCTTTACCGCGACGAGTAGCCTTGGCGATTTCGTTTGCTTCACGTTCGATTTGGAAAATCAGACCTTTGAAGCGTTCAACTGACCAACGACCGTTTGAGTCTGTGTCAAGATCGAATGTACCAGCAGTTGTGGTATCCGTTTGAGCACCGGCTGTAGAAGTGTAGTTGATTGTACGAACGATTTCACGGTTGATTTCTGACAGAATTTCAGCTGACAAGATGTTAGCCAATTCTGTTTCCGCATCCAGACCATGGATGGCTTTCAAGTCTTGAGCCAGTTCCATTGTGTACTCAGCTTTAAGCGCACGGCTTACGGCTGTTACTGAAACTTTTTCAATGCTGAATGCCATTTCTGAGAATGCATTAGCGGCAGAATCGCCAAGTGCTTCACCAGTCGCTGTTGACATACCTTGTTGTACGGTATAGCCTGAACCTGAAGCACGTGCGGTTGGATCGGAACCAGCCTGCAATGTACCATCGGCACCATCGATTGGACCACCAAAGTTGGCAGTGTTAGCATTTGTTGAACCTGTTGCAGAATGTGAAGTGTTAGCTTCGTTGAACAGTGCTTCGTCGCCTGACTGGCTGTTGAAGCGTGAACGCATTGCGAAGATCAGGCCGGTTGGACCTGTCATTGGCTGAACGCCGCAGATATCGTATGCGATCAGGTTTGGCATTGAACGACGAACCAGTGAAATCAATACTGGGTCGAATGTATCAATTGCGCCATCGCCAGCAGTTGAGCTAGAAGCGCCCATTGCGTTTGTTGGAGCGGCCTCACCAAGCAGGCTTGGTGTTGAGTATCCGCCAGAATTCTGACGTGATTCTCTTTCGGTGTTTTCGAGCATAGTTGCGACAACTTGACGTTTATGCGGATCTTGGATCTGATTCAGATCGCCGTGATCCAACACAGGCTGCCACTTTTCTACAAGCTCTTCAGTTACGTATGACATTAGTTTCTCCTAAGAATATTTTTATGTCTTTTTTATTTATAATAAAGCTAAATGAACCTTATTTCTTTGTTCTCGAAATGGCAGATACATAGTTAGCCATCTGAGGATCCGTGAAAGTTGGTTTGGTGTCTTCCTCCAACTCTACCGGCTCCTCGTCATCAGCAGTTACGCCTGTGTCAGAGCTCTTACCGGTGAAGTAAGATTCTTTGATAGTTTCGACTTTACGTCTGTAGTCGTCTTCACTTACAAACTCAAGACCCTCTGTCAGAGACGTCAGCTTATCGGCTTCTGTATCTGTCAAAGACTCAGCGATATCCGAAACGATTACTGTAGCAACGTGGCCTTGCAATTGTTTCTTCAACTCGATGTTTTCTTCAATTTGTGAGTTAAGTGAAGCTTCATACTCGTCAACCTTGGCTGCGAGTTCTTCAGCTACGTCGACTTTGTCCTCAGGGACGTCGATATAATGTTCAGTGAACAAGTCTTTCAGACCTTCCATGAACTCCGTAGCAATAGTTGAACGAATGCCTGAATCTACAGCCAGCTCATTTTCTTTCATCCAACCTTCAACAACATACTCGAGGTAGTCGTCAAGTTTGGTTTCCATTTGAGCGGCCATTTCTTCTTTGGCTTCCGTGATTTCTGTTTCTACATCAACAGTTACTTTTTCAAGTGTTTCGTTGATTTTAGATACAATAGCAGCTTCGAAGATTGTTGTAGCTTTAGATACAAAGTCTTCCGACAGATCTTCGCCACTGAACATAGCGGCAACATCTTCTGCGATGTCAAGATCTTCTGCACCAACTTTCAGACCTTGGTCTGATTTAAGAGTAATGGTGTCTTCAGATTCTGTTTCTTCAGCAACTTCATCTTCTGATAGAGCTGATGCTAACTTGCCAAACTTGGCTTCCAGATCTGCAGTGCTCATGCCTTGCATTTCTTTAACCATAGCATTGACCATGCCAGCTTTTGTTTTAGGGGTTTTAACTGTAGCTTTCGCTTCAGGAGCAGCACCACTATCGCCAGGTGTAGCGGTTTTAGATGAACCTTGGTCAGCCTGTGGCTCACTTTGGTCTTTGTCACCTTTACGCTTCTTTGCCTTAGCACTAGTTGGTTCTGGAACTTCAGAAGGGTCACCCATACTTGCCTTAAATTCGTCAAGCTGGGAGTCAACTACTTCTTCAGTTTCAACTTCGTAGTTTTCTTCAGACATTTTAGGGACTCCTTGATAGTCTTATTATCTGTAGTATTATTTATAAAAATACAACTTTATAGCTTTGAAACAAAGTTTTCAAATACTTTGAGCTTAACTTGTTCCAATTCGGCAGACGTTGCCTCTTTAATTTGAGTATGGTGTGCAGCTGCATCAACTTCTTTGAATAAACCGTTATCCCAAACCCATTCTTTGCCTTCCATAATTCCGTCAACATAAGCATCCGGAGCTGATGGATCAGCAACAATATCCGCCGCAGTGGCAAGATGAAAGTCCGATTGGACCATTTGTGTTCCGTCTTGGGTTGGCTTCAATGAACCCATACCACGTGACGACACACCCAACTGGGCACCCCCTTGCATAAGATTTTTAACAATCTCACCCATAGGAGTTTCCAGAATCTTTGCTTTACCCATGAAGTTACCTGATCTTCCATCCTGCTTTAGTTCGGTAATCATATGTGATACACGATC